ACATACTTGCCCAGTTTGCGTGTTTTACTGTTATAAACCCATAGTTCTTGTGCGCCAATGATATCTGCTGGCGGAATACTGACCAAACGCAACACTTTGTCTTCCTTGGCATATTTGAGTTTGCTGACTACTTTTTCTTTGCTGACACTTTTTGGAGCTCGTACTTTCTTAGTGGCTTTCTTTAGGCCACGATACTGTATAATGTCGTTTAAGATTTTATCAATAAATGTAAACACACGCTTGAAGTCAGCGGCTTTCATATGACTATAACCTTCTACCAATTGCTCATCCGCTTTTTCGTATGCACCTTTGAGCTCGTCAAATCGCTTTTGAAACAATTCTTCGTATTTGCTCAACTGGCTTTGCGGTACATTGTTAGTGACCAAAAAGTCATAGGGCTTGAAGTTGTATTTGGGATTGGTAATAAACTCATCGTAGTGACCTTCTAATTCACCAATGGTTTCTGATGTTTTTTCATTCATACGATCCTGAATGGTAGGAACATAGGCCTTGGGTTTTTCTTCTGCGACCACTTCTGTTTCTTCTTTGCCAGCGGCTCGGATGGCCTTTTCAATGGCTGTGTCAATGTAAGCAATATGTTCGGCCAGCAAGGGCATACCTTGACGATGCGCTGAAATTAAACTGCACACCGTCATTTCAGTGGCACGATCCGGGCTACGTTCATAGGCCTTGACTTCGTCTTTGCTGAATTCTTTGTTATTTTTAAGCCACTCAACTACGTATTTTTTAAGATCTTTTTGAGTGTAAAAATAATTGTAGTAATAAAAACTACGACGTAGGTGATGTTCAAATTCTTCTTTGGGCATAGCCAAGGCACGGTCGTGATCCCACGCAGGTTCTGAACCTGTATACTTTTCATCCCCGAACAGCGGGTTGCGAGTAGCACGAACTTTGGCTTTTACAGCCTTTCCGTTTAGCTTGACCATTGATGCTCCTTAATTGTGATATATCCTAGTATAGCATTTTGGTAATATTTAGTCAACCGCACAAATGACCCCAACTAATATAGCCTTCTAATGTTAGTAAGCACTGATTTAACTCTGTTTCTAAATCTGCATACTTTGGTGTTACTTTGTTTGTTCGTTTACAGTTAATTAGTTCAATGTCCAATTGATCCCATAAATTTCTGCAGGCTCGCCACATACGGCGCAAATCTTCCCGCTGTCCCGGGGGCATTTCGACAATTTGAAAAAAAGCGGTGTCTATACGATGTTTTAGGGTATAATCGTGATTCATATTACTATTATAGCATTTTGACCATTACGGGTCAAACCCCATAAATACTACAATATAGGAATTAGATATGCCACGTTTAAGTCTTTGGAAAGACGGTCAACATTCAAACGATTACAAATTTATAGATCGTAGAATCAGCGAAATGTTTACCATTGGCGGCACTGGCATATTAGTAAACAAATACCTAGGTCCCATTGAACAAACTGGCAGCACCGATGCTACCAAACCTGATTATTTAAATCAAAGCGAAAAGAATATCCAAGACTTGCTGTGGTTAGAAAACCGCGATCGCAAGTATGACCATGACGTGTACAAGATGCGCGGTATCTATCAGCGCGGCGATTCAGACTTTGATCTAAGCCAGTTTGGCCTGTTCTTACAGACCGGTACAATCTTCATGGTGTTTCATTTGCGTGACATGGTCGATACCTTGGGTCGCAAACTGGTAGCCGGTGACGTACTAGAACTACAACACCTAAAAGACTATGACGCACTGGATCAAGACGTACCGGCAGCATTGAAAAGATACTATGTAGTTGGCGATGCCAGTTTTGCTGCCGAAGGTTTTAGTCCAACTTGGTGGCCGCACCTATGGCGTGTCAAACTTAATCCGCTAGTAGACAGTCAAGAGTACAAGGATATCCTTGATCACATCAAAGCTGGCCCAGGAACAGATACTCCAGTTGGACAGATTTTAAGCACCTTTGACAAATATCTAAATATCAACGAAGCTGTTGTTGCTCAGGCCGAAGCGGATGTTCCAAAATCTGGTTATGATACCAGTACGCTATACACTACTCCGTTAGATCCTGATGGTGCTCCGGCTGCACCGCCTGATACTGCGGACAATAACATTATCACAGCAGACAATGCCGAAGTTACTGCCGACAACGGCAGCAATTCCCCCGACTACAAAATTGAGGGTTATCTATCTGGCGACGGCCTGGCACCAAATGGTTTGCCCACTGGTGCTGGTATAGCATTTCCACAATCAGCCAACAACGGAGACTACTTTTTGCGCTTGGATTATTTGCCAAATCGCCTGTTTAGATTTAACGGACGCAGTTGGCTCAAAATTGAAGACAATGTCAGAACCAATATAACTCCAAGCCAAGATTCTAATACACAACGTATGAGTTATGTAAATAACAATAACACTTATACTGACAAGCACGGAACAGCTCACGCCGAAAAACAACCGCTGAGTCGAGCATTAAAACCTAAGGCAGATAATTAATGGCTGTACAATTTAACTACGACGGACAAATTCGTCGATTCGTAATACAATTCATTAGAATGATATCTGGCTTTCAGGTTGAGTTTGGTAAAAATTCTGATGGCAATCGTACACTACAAACTGTTCCAGTTTACTATGGAGCTGCTAGCCGTCAGGCCTCAATGATCTTGCGCGGCAATAGTGAAAATACTCTTAATGCTGTTCCTGCAATGGCCTGTTACATCTCTGGTTTAACATATGATAGAGAACGTGTACAAAATCCATACCACGAAGGCAGTATACGTGTTAACGAAAGACTATATAACGAAGATACCAATACCTATGAACCGCACTCAGATGGTTTATATACGGTTGATCGCTTAATGCCAGCGCCATACAAGTTGACAATAAAGTTAGATATTTGGACCAGCAATACTGAACAAAAACATCAGCTGTTGGAACAAATTGTTCCGTTGTTTAATCCTGGGATGGAAATACAAAGCACTGATAATTTCATTGATTGGACCAGTTTGAGTGTTGTGCTGTTGACCAATACCGATTACAGTAATAGATCTATACCAAACAACGAAGACACCATTGACATAGCCACGTTGACATTTGAAATGCCAATTTGGATCAGCTTGCCAAGTAAAGTTAAAAAGGGCGGCGTTGTAGCGCAAATTATTGCCAGCATATATGCCGAGGACGGCACATTAAGCAACGATGTTGTTAATAATTTACAAGGTTTAGTAACGCGACAACAGTTTACGCCGCTGGATTATGATGTATTATTTGTTGGCAATACGTTGACCTTATACAAATACGGTGTCACTGAAAGCGACGGTACTGTATACGGACAAAAAGTCAATTGGGCATCGTTGGTAAGTTTATATGGTCAATTGACCAATGGTATCAGTCAAGTTAGATTGACATTTGGCAGCCCCACAGGCCCGCATCAAATAGTTGGCACAGTGGCATTTAGTCCCACAGACTCCAATCAGCTGCTGTTTACACCGGATCCACTGACCTTGCCAACCAACACCATGACTCCAGTTGATGCCATTATTGATCCAATGACAGTAAATGTATCGCAGATGCACTTGTTAAATCCCGAGCCAGGCACCAGATATTTGATACTGAACCCAATTGGCGAAGCCAATACCGATCCTGCTATAGCCTGGCGTGGTACTCCCGGTACCAACCTGATTGCCAATGCCAACGACATCATTGAGTGGAACGGCAACTACTGGCACGTGGCATTTGATAGCAAGAACAATCCCGGAGTGCAGTATGTTGCAAATTTAAAAACCACTGTACAATACTGTTGGAATGGTGCCGAGTGGGTCAAGAGCTACGAAGGATTTTATAAATCTGGTATGTGGAGTTTGGTGCCGTAATGAAGGTTTACTCCGAGGGTGTTGGTGCGCTGGTTTATGCAAAAAACACCAAACGCTATCTATTCTTGTTGAGAAACAAAAGCAAACATTCAGGCAGTTGGGGCATTGCCGGGGGCAAAATTGAAGCCGACGAAACTGTTGTACACGCTTTGGTGCGCGAAATTCAAGAAGAAATAGGACAAGATTACACCAATCGTAAATTTATTCCACTGGAAACATTTACATCAGACAATCAAAAATTTGTTTACTACACATTCCTAGTCACAGTAGACGAAGAATTTGTGCCTACATTAAACAACGAGCATAGAGGTTATTGCTGGGTTACTATAGATGATCACCCGAGACCCTTGCATCCGGGTCTCTGGCGTAGTTTTAGTTTTGATATTGTTAAAAAGAAAATTAAGACTCTAGAGTCTATATTGAATTAACCTAAGTCAGCTTCAATTACAAAATCACGTGTGCTAATTTGACGGAAGTTCAGCTGAGACATCCAAGTTTCTGGACACCAGCTTTCGGCCGTTGGCATAACACGAACAAACTCAACGTCCGGGTATGTTTTCATAACAATGCCTAAACTCAATTCAAAGAATGCACCGTTAAATGTTTCATTTTCGTACTGGTAGCACGGTGTACCAGAATATACACTTGATGACTCATGGTCGTGTACATAGTTGTCGTAGCCCACTAGATATACTTTCTTATGACCATCAAAGCAGGCCATATATGCTGCCAATGCACCACTGTC